CGCTTCAAAGATAGACCGCATGGGCCTCGCCGAGCGCGTCTCGTCATTGATGATCGACGACGGAATCACGGTCGGACGGGAGATCGGGCGCATCTTGCGCAAGGAAGGGCACAAGATAAGCGATGCCGCGGTCAATCGCTATCTGGCCCGCGTTGGCAGGGTAGCAAAAAGCCGGGCAGACAAGATAATCCAAGAGCATGTCGACAAGGTAGTTCCGGACGACCTTGTGGCACTCGAAAAGGTAGAAGCCGTATCTCTCAAATGGTTCAATGAAGAGCCGAGCGAGATGGCGGAACGCCTGGCGTCAGTAAAGTCCGCAATCGATTTCGAGATCACTACATGGTGCAGATTGATCGCGCAGGCGGAAGCCAACTTAGAAGACCATGACACCAGAAGAAAAATCATCAAGAAGATCGTCAAAACCTGCCTCGAATACATCCTCAAAGACGAGCGACTACAGGATAAGCGCCTAAAGGCCGCCGCCATGGCGGTAAAGGTGATCGAGCTAAAGCTCGCCAAATCAGGTCTGCTCAAGGAAGACGGCCGCGGGAAGATCGTGATCGTAGACAGCAGCAACGAGTACGACCCGGAAGCCAAGACCGAGAAGCAGCGGCGCAAGCCCATGGTGGTGCATTTCGGCAAGCCCAAGGAACCGCAGGAGGGCAAACCGGATGCCTAAAGACCTCGTTTTCGACCTTTCGCCAACGCAGAGCGCATTCGTAGAAAGCGATGCACAAATTGCCATGCTCATGGGACCAATGGGTGAAGGGAAGACCTATAGCGGCGCGGCGGGCGTCGTTAGGCACGCGCACCGGTGCGAGAAGGACATCCGGGCGGCGGTGGTGCGGGACACACACCAGAACATCAAAATTTCGACGGTCCCGAGCCTGAAGGAGATTTTTGGGGCGTGGGTGGAGTTCCACGACGACTGCAAGCAGATGGTGATCCATTCGCAGCCGCGGGTAGAGGCGGATCTGTTCGGGATCGACGACCCCGCCGCGCTGTCAAAGCTGCAGGGTCCCGAGTACGGATTGATCTGGCTCGAAGAGCCGGCGCCGATCATCGAAAAGGCGAACGCGGGGCTTCCGCGCGACGTGTTTGATATGGCAATCGCCCGCGCTGCGCGACAGAAGGGGACGCGGATGCGGGTGCAGGTGACGCAGAACCCTGCCGACGAAGATCACTGGACGGAAGAAGTCGCCAACATGCCAGAGGTGTATGCCGAGGATGAGGCGACAGGGGAGCGGATCGTCAAGCACGTCTTCCGGATCGCTTACGGCGAGAACACCTATCTGAATCAGATCGCCCGTCTGGCAAACAAGGCCGCGTTCAAAAACGACCCCGGAAAGTACGCCCGCTACGTCGAGGGCATCGCGGCCCCGGTGCAGCGCGGAAAACGTGTGACGCCCGAGTATAACCCTAAAATCCATTTCGCCGGACGCGAGTTGCCGGTAGTGCCCGGAGCGCTTGGGCTAAGGTTCTATGACGGGTGGCACCACCCGGTATGTCTGGTGGCGCAATATATCCCGCCCGGAAAAATATGGGTGCATAACTGTTTTTGGGGAGATGGCATAGGCGCTAAAGAGCTTTGCGAGCAGCAGGTTCTGCCGCTCGTAAAGGGTCCCAAGTTCACCGGCCGTATCCCGGACTGGCGCGATATAGGCGACCCCACAATGCGCACCCCCGACCAATCGACCACGGGAATGACCGCGGCGCGCAGAATCGAACAGATACTAAAAACGCGCTTTGAGCCCGGACCCACCAAATGGAGTTACCGAATCGATCCGCTGCGCACGGCGCTCGGCACGCTCGCAGGCGATGGAAGCCCGGTAATATACATCTCGCAAACCGCCCATGACCTGCACCGGGCGCTCAACGGCGGATGGCATTTTAAAAGCGACAACCAGGGCAACATCATCGGCAATCTTCCGGTCAAGGATAAGGCGGCCGACCTCGGCGACGCGCTTGCCTACGGAGTGGCACGTGTGCTGCCGTATGCGCGGCAGTTCGTGGCCCCCGCAAAAAACCGCAACCCTTTTTTCAATCCGCTCAAGCGGGCGATGAGTTACGCCTCGGCGCCATACGACGGAAGACAAACGGTTATCCGCCGCCCAGCGCAATTAGGGGCGCCGGGCGAGATAACGCTGCGTCCAGGGATTTAAGTTTGATGGGAAAGTATTCACGTTTTTGGGAAATGCGCGAGGGGTCGAGAAAAAACAATCGTCAGGTGTTTAAATGCACCGGCTGCGGCGCGGTTACGGACCACCCGAAAGGCCACGACGGAGAGCCAGACACGCATAAATGTTCACATAGCTGCCCGTCGCATTCGAGCGATTGGAAACCGGCGGAGCGCGAGGGTGGATACCGGAAGAACTTCGACCGGATATTCCCCAAGGCTCCCGGAGCCGGAGTGTAAGGGTTTAAGGGAAAAAAATAAAAAATGCCTCAGGTCGAAATAACACGCGATCCGATGGACGAGTTGGTGGAGGCGCGTAGGCGCGTTGACCGCGCTGAGTACGCCACACAGCAAATTGACGACCAGGAGACGGCCGAGCGCGAGGACGCCGCGCGTCGGATCGCGGTCGAACAGGAGAAGTCGATCGTAGATTACGTGGCCGACTGCGTGAAGACATCGGTGCAGGCGACCGATGAGCTGCGGCGGCAACAGGACCATTGTTGGCGGGTTTACAACGAGGAAGAGCCGTATTCGTACTCCAATAAAGACGCCTGGCAATCGCGGGTTATCGTGCCAAAGCCGTTTGCGACGGTGCAGTTCGGCGCGGCGGTTATAAAAAAGGCGTTCTCGCCTGATTTTTTGACCATCCACGACGACCAGTCGGAGACGGCGAAGCAGTTCTGGAAAACCGTACTCGATATACAGAACGACGACCAGCACGGAAATTTCGTCACCGCCTTCGCCGACGCGGTAACCATGGCGCTTGCCGTCGGCGTCAGCATGGAAATCATCCCCCGCTGGATACCAGGTCGCGGGCTGCAGTACTCGCTGATCGAACCCTGGAAAATCCTGCGCGACCCGGACGCACCCCGCCGCGACCCGCAGGGCGGGCTTTACTGGATCCACCGCGAATGGCTTGACTGGCATGTTTTGAAGGACGGAGAGGCGCGGGGCAAGTATTTCGACATCGAGCGCGTGCGCAACACGTCGGAATCGACGGCATCACCCAACGACCCATTCCTGACCAAGGACGCGATCGAGGCGCGCAAGAGACAGGTGCACCGCCGCAGCGACTTCCGCACGCTGCACCTGGTGGAGGAAATGTACGGCACGGTGCTAGACAAGCGCGGGGAGGTGGTGCTGCCGCGGGCGCAGTTGACGGTGTGCGGGGGGCGGATAATCGAAGAGCCCAAAGCGGTCCCCTACCGCCGGCTACGGTGGCCAGGGGTGTCATTTTCGCCATTTCCATCGGTGCTCGGGTACGGCGGGCGGGGACTTTTGAAAAGCGTGGTCACGGTGTGGGAGGCCATGTGCAACCTGCAATGCCTGTTCGAGGACGCGCTTTCGTGGCTGGTGAACCCGCCCAAAGAGGTGTGCGTCGAGCAGTTGGTGGATCCGCGAGATGTCGAGGACTGGCCGGGCAAGAAGTATCTCACGCGCGAAAGCGTCAACGGGCAGCAGGCGGTACGCGAGAGCATCCGCCGCGACGTTACCGGTTCGATCCTCGCCAACCAGCAGTACCATGACCAGATATTCCAGCGCGGAAGTTTTATCACCGACGCGGTGCAGGGGCTCCCGGGATACCGCAAGGATGTTACCTGGCGCGAAAGCCAGCAAATGCTCGACCAAGGGCTGGGCGTGTTCCAGTTGATCGGCGCCAATGTCGAATCCGGGGCAATCGCAGCGCTGGCCGCGGCGCAGGAAGTCATAGAAGCCTTCGCCGGATACACCGACTACGCTGATATGTTCGGCCGCGAGCCATTGGAGCAGATGATGATGGCGCCGGACCCGCGCCGTCCGAACGGGGTCAACGGGCTTCCGGCGTTGTCGGGAAGGTTCCACGTCAGCGGCGTTTCGGCGCTGATGAAGGGCGCCGAGACGCTGCAGCACTTAACCCAGGTGTTCATCCCGCTTTGCGCGCAGCCGCAGTTCGCGCCCTACCTGGAGCCCTATAAGATGCTGAAGGCGCTCGAAACAAGGACCAACCTCACCGACGAGGGCATTGTGGCGAGCGACGAAAAGGCCATGCAGATCGACGCGGAAATGAAAGCGCAAGCGGCCGAGGACCAGAAAAAGGTGGAGCAGGCCGAAGGCATGGCGCAAGTGTCTGAATTGGTAAAGCTTCTTAACGACATCGGGATTGGAAAATCAAGTCCCGGAGCCGGAAACAAGCCGCGCGACGAGGGCGGACAATGAGCGGATCGCCGGTAGACATCATCACAGGAATGCCCATGTCGCCCGCGTTCGGGCGCGACGAAAAGCGCACGGACGCCGACGAGATGATGGACCGGATGCAGATGGCGGGGCTTCCGGCGTCGGCAGCCGCGCAGATGGTAGCCGACAAGGTGGTGCAGGTGTTGGAGCAGCGCATAGCGACGATACTGGATGAGGACCCCCAGGCAAAGACGTGCCTGGATATTTTAAGGGCGATCGACGCCGCGTCCATAACGGCGCGCGAAGCCGCCCGGCGCTACGTCAGGCGCTATAACTTTCTAATCCCGGCCCTCGCAAGCGAGACCACGCCGGAGAAAGCAAGCTGAACATGGGTAATTTGGCAGCACAACCAAGCCAGACCACGCCAATCGTGACCGGCACCGATATTTTTGCGTTCGGGAATGCCGACGCCGCTCCCGGCCCTGGCGAAGAGAAAACTCAAGAACCAGCCACCCCGGCCCCAGCCGAGGACCACCCGGGCGAAGCCAATGAAAACGTAACGCAAACAGGAACGGGGAAAGCGGAAGAGCCTGCGGCAGCCCCCCCCGTGGCCTTGAGGTTCAAAACCCACGAAGATGCCGAGCGCGGATACCGCGAGCTGCAGGGCAAGGCGACCCGGGCCGAGCAGGAAGCGGCCGAGGCGCGGAGAAAAATCGCGGAATACGAGGCGCAGCACGCCGCGCGTCAAAAGCAGGAGATCGCAAGCGCCGCACAATCAGCAGTAGACCATGCGATCGATGAGTACATGACCGAGCGCACGGAAAAGGCGTTAGAAGAAATCGAGGCGCTTGATCCGGACGACCCGGCGCACCGCAAAAAGGTAGCGCAGATATATGCGCGCAGGGACTCCGATGTGCGCAAATTCACTATAAACCCGGTCGGGAAGGACGGGAAGCCGATCGCGCCACCATCGCCAGAACCCTCCCCCTCCGCAGTTCCGGAAAAGGAAGCGGGCGGCGAAAGACAGCAACCCGCAAGCGATCCCGGAACAACGTATGGTTATACTGCGGAAGCAGATGCGCCCCGGGCAGCAGCGCCGGCAGTACCCGCGGACGAGCAGGTCCGCCGCGAGCAGGTGCGAGAGTATATCGATTCGCGCGCCAATGCGGCGGCAATAGACCCAAACGACGAGCTTTGGGTCGGGGTGTCGCTGACAACACCTACGCGGGACGAAAATGGAAGGAGCCTGTCCCTCGACGAGCAGATCGAGTGGACCATCGAACGATACAAGGAACGCAAGGCGGCGATCCAGGCCCGCGCCCGGCAGGCATCCAACCTGCCCATGGGCGAAGGCGGGCGGGTACGAAGCGCACCGGAGGGCCAGGCGGGCGGTTCCGCCGGCGGGCCAATCGGGTTAGGAGACGCGATCGCCAGGGCAAACGAGCGCCGCCGATTATAAGCCGGCGCGGCCATAGTGCCGCCGGCGACATCGACGGAGGAAACAGGAAATGAGCAATACCACCACTTGGACCTACGACGCCGAAACCGGCGTCTACAAAAATCATGCTTTATCGGGAAAGCTGCTAGAGACCGCGGCACAGAAGATGGTCTTCGTCCCGTTCACCGACAAGGAAGAAACATTCGGGAAGCACATGGGCGAGTCCATTACGCTCGTGCACTACAACGAGCTTTCCGACCCCACCAGCGCGGCGCTTGAAGAGGACACCCGCATCCCGATCGATAAACTCAGCATGGACGTGCGCCAGATCACCGTGCAGGAGTGGGGGCGCGGAGTCGAGTACACGTCGCTCATGCAGGACCTATCCAAGTTCGACCCGGCCAAGGGCGCCCAGCGGCAGCTCACGCGGCAGATGGAGCGCGCCATGGACAAGGCCGCCGCGACGGCTTTCAAGGCGGCAAAGGTCGCCTTCATCCCGACGAGCCTAACCGGCGGCGTGTGGGACACCGACGGGACGCCATCCACCCAGGCGCTGGTGAATATCAACGCCGACCACCTCGGGGTGATCCGCGACTACATGGCGAACACCATCCATGTCCCGTTCCACGACGGATCAAACTATGTGGGCGTTTTTTCCACCAAGGGCCTGCGCGGAATCAAACAGGACCGCCGGTTCGAAAGCTGGAATATGTACCTGCGCAAGGGCGACCTGATTTTCCGCTCCGAGTGCGGGCGCTGCGAAAGCATCCGCCTGGTCGAGTGCGTGCACACGGCGGCGCTGACCGATGGGGTAGGCTCCGGCTCGGTGCTCGGCGAGGGAGTTGTCTTCGGCGAAGAGGCTGTCAGCCGAATCGAGACGGAGTTTCCCCACCTGCGGGTCAACCCGAATTACCAGGGGGACTTCGGGCGCAAGAAGGCCGTGGCCTGGTACGGGGTCGTGGCGTTTGCGACCACCTGGGATTCGGCTTCGGACTACGAGGCCAAGATCGTGCGGGTGACCAGCTCTTAGACTGAAGGCTGAAGGCTGAACAACAAATAACCGGCGGCGTTAGATTCCGCCGCCGCATAGACAAGGAGAAATAAAATGCTTGAAAATTACGTTATCCCCCTGCCGGTTGTGAAGCAGATCGACTTTGACGACACGGCCGGAATCGACCTGGACCAGGTTGCCGCCGATGTCGCGCGGATCCTGGTGCCGTTCAAGTGCGAGGTGGTGATGGCCCAACTCATCATCACCGAGACATGCGCCGGGTCGACCCCCGGCGTCGTGAAGATGGACCGCCGCGTGACCGCCGGTAGTGATTCTGGCCGCGGCGACGGCGACATCGGCGAGTTCGCCATGGGCACGACCGCCGCCGGCAAGGTGCTTTATGACGAAGTGGCCAAGGGCACCGTGCTGAACGCCGGGGACGAGGTTGTCGTGCAGATCACCACGGCGCCGGTCACGGGCCCTGCAGGACACTTCGAGCCGGTGCTGCTGGTTAAGCCGCTGTCGGAGACCAAGGCCAACCAGACCGACATGGTGGCGACGGCGTAGCGTGGATTGGCCGCCGGGAGCGAGTGGCGTTCCCGGCGGCTAAGTACATAAACCAAAAAGAATTAATCGCGGCGGGACGCCGCTCCCACAAAAAAAATAAAAATTTGGGCGGCTAAAAAGCCGCCCCAACAAAAGGAGACGGTCATGGCGGCTATCGCATCCAGTGATGTAACTGTCAGTGTTTCGACGCGCAACCGGGACATCGCCCCCGGTGGCCCGAAGCTGATGCAAATCGCATCGGTCGGTTTTGGGAATGGATCGCTAACCTACCCCACCGGCGGCGTTCCACTGCCGGCAATAGGTGTTTTCGGGTTCAAGAAGGCGATCGAGTTCGGCGTGATCGAGCAGCCGGTGAACGGGTTTATTTACAAATTCGACCGCGCCAACCACAAAATCATAATCTACACCCAAGGCATGAGAACGGGATCGACGGCGACCGGCGCGCTCGCCAATGGAGCATACGCGGAGAACAGCGCCGATGCCGAAACCGTGGTGCGGTTCTCCGGAACCGCAATCGACACCACATACGACTTCGGCCCGCTGAAGGAAATGGCGTCCACGATCGCGCCGGCCGCAGCGTCGATGTTGATCATGCTGCTTGGGGAGTAGGAAAAAAAAATAAAAAAAAACCCAGCGGCCGGAGACCCCGGCCGCAGGCAAAGGAAAGGTAGTGTGATTTGTGCCCCAAAAGCTGAATGTGGAGATAACCGGCGCCACCGGAGAAAAGACAATTAAACAGGTGATGGTGATTCGAAGCTGGCAAGACGCATCCGGCGCCCAGGTGATGCTGTTCGAAAACGGCAGCTATGGATACCGCAACGGAGAGCCCATCAGGAGCGAGGCCGAGTTCGACATCATGACCTCGGCGGTGCAGCGCAAGGCGGCGATCGCATGGTGGACGCGCGCCGGAAAGGAAATTTCAGAATCGTACTACGCGGCCAAGCAGCGGCGGGAAGAGGAGATGCAGGGAGACTTCCAGGCGTTCACCGGATCAGATTCAGATCTCGATTCAATCTTGTACACCCGGGCGCCAAGCGGTAACCAACAGGAAACATCGGGGCCGTTCTCATGGATGGACCTTTTCCCCAAGCGTCCGGACTGGTGGGGGCAGGCGATCTCCATCCGGTTCGGGGATTTCGTCTACGCGCAGGCGGAAACATCAATGCAGGGGCCGCCAGCCACTGAAAAAGCGGTGGGCGAGAGGGTGGATGAAGTTGAAGAGGGTTCAGGGTTCAGGTTTCAGGGTTCAGGTAAAAGCAGAAACAAAAAAACATTCAGCGATTGAATAGCCCAACATAGGTGGTGATATGTCCGAGAAAAAGTCTAAATCCACGGACCAACCGGTAGGGATAAAGCCAAATCCAGCGCCAAGCCTTAATCTTTCTTTTCCGGAAAAAAGCAAAATCAACCCGGAAGGCATGGATGGTCTCAGTCTGCAAGACGAGGTGACGGTGATCGTCACGGGCAAGGTATCGTCCATAAGCGCGTACTCCGGAGAATGGGGTTCGCGGTCGCTCGGGTTGGACATCGAGAGCTGCCGGATCGAGAGCGGTAAGGATCAGGCGATGGGACTTGGCGATGCAGTGGAGAAAACGCGCCGCAGGCTGTAGCGATAAAGGAGCTTAGAGATGAAAAGGGTTGTTGCGATCGTATTGGCAATTTATTTGCTGTGCGCCGTTGGGGCGCATGCGGCCTCTTCGATGACGCCATCGCTTTATTCGATTTCGCAAAACCAATCGTTTTTGGTGGTGAAACTAGCTTGCATCGCAGAGACCGATGGCACGTTCACCAACAAGACATTGACGCACGCGGAGGTGTTCGGCGCGGGGTCTTACCTGCCGGTCGAATACAAATACATGGGGTATTACCTCGTTACCGCGTGGGCGGTAAACCCCGCCGCCACCTACCCCACGTCCGGCGCGGTGACAATAACATCCGCGAGCGGGCTGCAACTAATAGGCTCAGTCGCGGGCGACACGCTTACGCTTTCAACGGCGTCAACCGGCGTCGCGCAGATCACCAACAGCATTTTGCCAATAAAAAGGCCGATTGCGGATGTGCTGACGATCGCCGTTACGGACACCGGCACGGCGGCCAATCAGTTTTCGCTATACCTACTGTTCGCGCGGCCGTGGATCCCGTAGGCAAACAAGCAATAAGGATTGTGCCAAATGAACAAGGTTTTGATGGGCATAAGCGTAGCTGTAGTTGTCTCAACCACCGTATGGGCGGCTCCGTTCCTGGTTTGCGACCCGCAGTCCGGGGTGCAGGTTTATAAACTGACCGGTCCAGTGTGGGTTCCCGCAACGGTACCGGCCCAACCGGATGGGGCGATACGCATGGACATAACCGCGGCCGAAGCGGGAGCGATAACGAGCTTAACTGTCAAGGCATGCAAAAGCGATCCTATTTGGGGGGAACAATGCAGCGCTGCCGTCCCTTTCGAATTTACCCGGCCAGCGGCGCCACCTACTCCCGCAGGAATAAGATTAGTACCGTAGTGCAAACGTGGTTTGGCGAGTCTAAATAGGATAGCCCATGTCGCTTTTCGACCTTCGGATATGCTGGAACTGCCGGAACTTATGGGTGGAGGATGACCACCAACAGGAAGATGTTGACAGGTGTCCGACGTGCGGGGCGCACGCGGCTTGCAAGCCGGCTTATGACCGCGACTCCATGGCGGCGGCGCAGTCGGCTGGCGATGAAGATACGATACTATGGGAGCCCAGCGGTGAACAAATACTATGGGACGACACTGGAGACACGATCCAATGGGAGTGATCATTAAATTTCTGGCGGCGGCTTGCTTGGCGTTGTTGGTTCTATGCGACACAGCTTTTTGCCAGCAAGGCACAGCTATAAGCGATCAAACTGAGGAACCGTCGCCTAGCGGCGAAGATTATGCACCCATGTATTCAGTGTCGGCCAGCCGCGGCCGTCGGGTGCATCTGAAAAACATCGTGCAGAAAGGCCACGGACTGCTTGATGGGTTTTTGCAAATTCAGGGCGGCGAAATGGTGTCACAGTCGGCCAGCGATCAGCGCGCGGCAATTGGCTTAGGATCTGCTGCAGTGGCTGACATTGGCACGACTTCCGGAACCGTAGCCGCCGGCGACCATACCCACGCAGGCTACCAGGAGGCAGATGCCGACCTATCCTCCCTCGCCAGCGGCATAATTGGGCCGGTTAAAGGCGCTGGTAATGGTAGCGGATACTCAGCCGCAGCATATACCGATTTTGTCGGGTTGTGGGCATTGGGATCTTGCACCGGGTATCTGAAATCAGACGGTAATTGTGATTCTGGTGGAGCGGTTGGTGATATCGATGATCTGCCCGGAGATACCGTCAACGACGGGTACATTGATCCGGGCCTTGTCAATCCGGCGGTCGTTAGGGATGAGATCGGCCGCGTGTGGAGCGCCGCGCCGACAGGGGATGATCTTGTCGTGGGCATGTTTTATTGGGCCAACAACGAGGCCGCAGGGTGGGATCCGTCTAACATTGCCGGCACGGACGATTATCAGGTCATGTGGTCAGGCTCGGTATGGATACCGATTCAGGACGTAAACGGAACCTTTTTCATGGAGTCAATCAGCGAGTCCGTACCGATAGCCGATGCAGACGGCACCGGCACCCTGACATGGAGTTTTGCGTTTTCAGACGCACGGACGGCGACGATACCGGGGGACAGCAGCTTTACCGTAGCTACGATTCCGGCCGCAGGATCGTGGAAGTCTATCTATGTCCATCCTGGCGCGTTCCGGGTTGATGGCACTAACTGCGCGGCGGTGACATCTGCCGCAATCAACAGCGGGCCGTATATCTACTACACGGCTTGTTCCGACGCGGCAGGAACCATAGACGTTCAGGTTGTAATGCCTGAAAACTGGGACGGTGGAAACCTGTTCATTGAGCCCGAAGTGTTCTCTGCTGAAGCCTCTCCGTCAGGAACGATAGAGTTCGAAATATCCATCCAAGCACGCGGTAACGACGAAACAATCAACAATACCTGGGTAACAACAAACGGCAACGCCTACTTCGAAGACGCAGAAACAACCGCCACAACGGTTGATACGCAATACGATTTTTTCAAGGTCAAAAACAAAACTGCTATGGCGGCAAGTGGGGCTGGAGGTGATCTGCTGTTCGTTCGACTGACAAGAGACAACGACGACGGTACGCACGATACAAGCACACAGGCAATAAGGGTTGTAGGGCTTAAAATTTTCTACCTAATCGACAGCTTCGAGGAGAGAGACTAATGGGCGACAGAATAAATCTATCAAGCGCTCAAGCGCTGGCGCCGCCGTCCGCAACGTGGGTGGAATTGATTAGATGGACCACGGACCTCAGCCGCAAAGTGATCGATGTGGTTTACGTCTGGCACTCCGACACCGGCGTTGTCCCTGTGAATGGCAAGGTTGAACAAACTGCAATCTTTACGAACATCGCAGACGATCCGGCGACTCCTGGGGTTGAAACTGATGCTCAATATAACCGTATCCACAGGGTTCAGGTTGTCGCTGGCGATGTAGATAAGCGAATAGGCAAGATGTATAAAAATGCAATCATCACAGAGCTTCAAAGCCGTATTCTATCTGGGGGTATCACCATGACGGACACGGAGGTTTAAATGATATTGCGCTTGTTGACGCTTTTTATCTGTTTTTTTTGGATAACCGGGTTTCAGATGGTTACCGGCCCGCCTCCAACTGTTGCAACCAACCTTATATTTTATAGTGACTTCGAAGACGCCAACGATGACGCGCAATGGGGATCGCTCCCTTCAGGGTGGAATGACGATTACACCACCTCGCCGCTTGAAGGCAACGAAAGTCTTTATAACGCCGCATCGGAGACTACGCATTCAAGCGACACGTTCACCACAACGTCGGGAACGGTGTACGGGCGATTAGCGTTTAGAGGGATAGATTTTACATCACAAGTCGATCAGCGCAACGGCCTTGATTTACGTTTACAGCTTGACGGAGACACCAAAGCCGGGTGTTGGCTTTACTGGTATCTTACAGACTTTTCGCTTCTGTACGCCTACGACGGAGTTAATAACACAACGGCTAGCCTTACCGGAGTCGATACATTTTCTGACGGTAAATACTGGCTGTACATAACCTATATCCCAGGCACAAGCGTACAATGCCAGATTAAAAACGACAGCGGCGACGTGGTCAGCAGCGCAGATGCCACTAGGACAACATCCGAAAGCAGTGGAATTAATCAGATAATGATTGCGCCCCGCGCATCGATTATCAGGTACAAGCTGGACCAGGTAGAAATTCGCAAGAACACAAGCTGGGGGTCCGAGTGAAAAAGATTTTTTGTAGCATAACCTTTATCATGATAATTGCTTCGGGCGCTTTTGCCGCAGAGTGGTTTGTCGATTCTGCCGCAACGGGCAGCAACAACGGAACCACGTGGGCCAATGCCTGGACGAGCTTTTCCTCGATCACGGGGCTTGCGGCCGGCGATACCGTTTACATTTCAGGCGGTTCATCGGGATCGAGCAAGTCCTATTCGGGCGCGTCAATCACTCCAACGGCCGGGGCTGCTGGGAATCCGATAACCTATTCGGTTGGACTCACAGCAGGGCATAACGGTTTGGTTCGGTTTTCATCGACCGGCTCAAACTTTGTTGATAAAAACCATATAATCGTTTCAGGATATGCTGGTGACTCGACGCAGCATATTGAGTTTATAGGATCTAAAAGCAGCGGCATAATTTCGACGACCAACGCGAAAATATCTTATGTAAAAAGTGTCGGAAGCAATGGCAGGTTTTTTTACGGCTCCGGTTTGTCCAATGTAGAGATAGACCATTGCTATATCAACAAACTTCCGACCACCGCAAACGCCGACCACGTTTTTTATCTCCAAGGTTCGTGGAGCAACCCCGATGCATACGGTAGCGTGTTGGTACACGACAACACGATATATTTTCCGTATCAATTAAACGGGAATGGCATAGGAGAGGACTGTTTCAAGGCAGGAGGAAAGGGAGTCTCAGTTTATAACAACTACGCAAAGGGGATTCCGTACACCTCTACGATACAGCACATGGACGGCTTGCAGTCTCTTGGCGCGTATTATTTAAGTGTTTATAACAATACGTTTGTCGATGTCACCAACTATAGCATTTTTTTGCAGGCACAAAGAGATTACACATTTAACCATGTCAAAATATACAATAACATAGCGTACAAGAGTTCGGCTTCGGTTATTGCGACAAACTATCAGGGCATATCATTGGGGACAAACTCTACTGGTACGACCTGGAACGACATAATCATCGCAAACAATTTGATAGCTGACAACCCTGGAGAGCGCTGCATAGCGTTTTCAAACACATCGGGGTCTCCTACAAACACGTTTACAAACAACTACGTTTATAACAATGTTTGCGTGAATAATGGATACACATCTGTCCAGACGGCCGTTGCAACGGAAGTCGATAGTCTGTTTTTGACCACGACTCAAGCGGCAACCTATTTTACGACATACTCACAATACGGCGGCGACGCTAACAACTTTCGCCCTACCGTAAACGCGACCGGGATCATAAACCAAGGGACGAACGCCGCCTCCTATTTTACGCTCGACAAGGACGGCAACTCTCGCGGCACCACCTGGGACATCGGCCCATACGAATATGGCGGGACGCCGCCGACTCCGCCATCAGACACCACGCCTCCGGTCATTACGATAGTTTCGCCCACCGCCGGGCAGTCGCTTGCCTGCACTTCCGATCCGGTGAACGTGGAGGAAGTCATAAGCACGAACGAGGTCGCAACGGCGAAATACGGATCGTCAAACGTGGTCTACGCATCTTTACCGAGCGTCTTTAGCACGCAGGACAACCTGACGCATACCCGTACAGTGTCGCGGGCCTGTGGCGCAACCTATACGACCTACGTTGCTGCGCAGGATACGGCATCCCCGGCAAACACCTCCGCCACCACCTCGATGAGCTACACTATTTCGGCGGCATCCCCGCCGGCGACAGATTACAACGAGGCCGAGGACGGAACGATAGTGTCACCGATGGTCGTTGCTTCAAACTCTGCGGCATCTGGAGGCCACTATATCCACACCACAGTCAGCGGCCAGGGAACGGCCAATTATACGTTTTCAGTCGCACAAACGGGCACCTATAGAATACAAACAAGGGTTTACCTACAATCAGCCAGCGCGGACTCGTTTTATTTTTCAATCGACGGCGCGGACGAGGATACCTGGGACGGCAATCCGTCCAGCTTGCCTGAATATTACGGAGCCTGGGTGACGACCTATTTGAACAAACGCGGAACGGGAACCTTTTCAGCGCCACAATACAGTCCTTATGAAATATATTTGACTTCCGGCAACCACACGCTTGCTATCCGTGGACGGGAGCCCAACACGTTTTTTGACTGGTTCGAGCCCGAATTGATAGCCGCTTCCGAACCTCCTCCGCCGGTAGCCCCTAATGCTCCAAAGGTGTCCCTGAAGGCCGGAGGAAGAAAAGTTGTCGCTAAATAGCCTTGCGCAGCTCGATTGTCTAGCAGCGGCGGAAACGATGGTATATATAAGTAACATAGAAAGGCGCCATGGACGGAAAAACACTAATTGAGATGTTTTTGGACGCAGTAGACAGGCCAGACACCGATTTGCTGCAACTAAATTCCCGAACAATCTACAGGCACCTGGACGCTGCGGCAATCGAGTTCGCGCGGCTGACGCGCTCGCTGACCGGGACGATTAGCATTACTTCTATAGCAGCGGCCGTCAGGTACGATCTGCCGCCTGATTTTATAGACCTGTACGCATACGACTCCTGCCGTCGGCTGGTAATAAAGTATGTTGACGGCACCGGCGACGAACACTGGCCGGTCGTTTCCAGCCAGGAAAAAATATTCCGCGCCAACGAAAGCACGGAGCGGCAATATCCGTCGCGGGTGGCGGTTGCGGCGCGGGAATCCGACGAAAGCCGCATTACCGGAACGACTACATCGGCCGGGGGGGAGACCGGCGGCGAGGCGGCGCTGACGGACACGGCAAAGACATTCACGGGCACGGTGCAGGCGCGTGACAACGTGCACAATACGACACGGCAAAGCCACGGTTTGGTGCTTTCAGTTGCCGCCGTGACGCAGTTGAAATGCGCGATGTTCGGCGGAAGCTCACAGGGGTTTGGCAGCGGCGATGCCTATGTTGTCGTGCCGGCATCAACGCAGCAGTTGTTACTGGACGCGCCCAGCGCCGATTCAACGGGGACATTCACGATCCCATACATTCGAAAGCCGGCGCCGGTGTTTTCAGACTATGGCGTATGGGGACTGCCAGAAGAAAGCTGCCGGGCAATTTGCGATGAGGCGGCATTCAGGTTTACTTCAGGCAAAAAGTTGGGCAAGCCCGTTTTGCTGCACCATAAGGGTTTTATCGAAGAGGTTAAGCGGGTTCGGGAAGAGGCGGCTATGCGGGCGCTGCAGGGGGACCAGTATCTGGTGAGGTTGTAGTAACCGCATAGTTTTAAGTTTTACGTTTTAAGTTTTAAGTAAGAACCAAAACAAGAATAAAAGGCAAAAAAATGGGGACGATACTGGCATCGGCAATTATGGCGACGGCGTCCGGGTTTCTGCATGACGAAGGATACGACCGCTGGACCGAGGAATGGCTTTTCTCGGGGGTCAACCACGGTCAGCGCGAAATCTGTGCGTTGAAGCCCGATGCGAATTTAGTATCCGGCGCCGTGCAACTCGCGGCCGGAACGTACCAGAGCCTTCCGGCGGGCGGTCTCGTACTACTGCGCATATCCCACAACATGGGCGCCGACGGGCTTACGCCGGGGCGGCTTGTGACCAAGGTGAACCTTGAAAAAATGGGGGCCTATAATCCGTTCTTCGCCGCCATGGACGCATCGGCCGAGGCGCGCCATTACGCCTACGACGACAAGATCCCCAAGCAGTTCGCGGTCATCCCCCCTCAACCGTCAAGCGCGCAAGGCTATGTCTACATGACGTATGGCGCGCTGCCAGCAGATTTAGTCAATCCCGGCAGTTACGCTGTGGCAATCGGAATTGGCGACGAGCACGCCAATGCGCTGACCGAGTTCTGTTGCTACTGGTCTTACGCAAAGGACGCCGATTTTTCTAATGGAGCGCGCGAAAGGGCGCTCGCATGGTATTCTAAGTTTCAATCGTCAATCGGTATTGCCGAGCGCGTTGAAACTGACGCCGTAGCGCCTGACGCCGCGCAGCACGACATTTAATGTAACGGTCAAGAAAGGAGACGGTCGGAATGTCGGCCATACAATTCAAAAACCAGTACGTCATGGAGCTGTCAACCGACTGCACAGCCGTCGCAACGACGCTCACGCTAAAAAGCGGCCACGGCGATCTCGGGTGCCCGGCAATAGAAACAGGGCAGGAAAAGCATTTTTTCATCACGCTGGTCAATAGCGCTGGAAGCCGAGAAATAATCAAGGTAATCAAGCGTCCTTCGGGGTCCGATGTGGTGACAATCGGCAGCAGCGTGGCGGACCAGACAACCGGGAATGTTTCCGGCCGCGCGCAGGAAGGAACGTCGGCGCTGGCCGTTACGGCATCCTCCGACCATGCGGTCGTACTGCGGCTGACTGCGGGGATTATGGATTGGGTGGCGAGCGCCATACCCGCCGGCGATATTATTTTATTCGAAAAAGACACAGCGGCGCTGGGTTACACGCTGAAGACGGACGTGGACGACGGACTGGTTTACGTCACCAAAGGCAGCGGTGCCTCTGGAGAAGCCGCGGGTACAAACAAGTCGGGCGGCACATGGATGCAGCCCGGGCACACGCACACCGGTCCCTCCCACACCCACACCGGCCCAAGCCACACCCACGATACCGGTTCGCATAGCACAAGTATGCTGGCAGCAGGAAACCCTGGAGGCACGGGGCTTACTTACGCGCTGAATATTACAGGGCATACCGCCACCTCGGCGGCTGGCACGGGCGGAACCGGCGCGGCTGGCACCGGCGCCACCGGCGAATCAGGAACGTCAGCCACCTGGCGGCCCACCGGACGCAATTTCACGCGCCAGCAGAGGAATTGACGATGAGACCTGGAAGGGAAATAGACCGCCGCGATCTTGAGTGTCCCTACAACAGCAAGCCGTGCCGCAAGCGGTGGGAGCGGTGTGCGATGAAATACGTTTCCGACAATACGTTCGACAATGGCGAGCGGGTAGTCGTTTACGGTTGCAGTCAGTTTATGATCGCTGAAGAACTGTCGGGATTGCAGAACAGGATGGCGATGGTGCACAAAGAAGTTGGCGAAACCAAAAACGCATCAGTTTTCCAGGCAATGGCCGCGCTGACGGACGGCCAGGCCGCCAAGGAAGAACTGCTTAAATTGGTGCGAAACGGCTATGGCGGCGTTTCGCGCATGCTGGAAGCCAAACAGTGAAAATTACACTCCCGGCAAACGGATTCAGGGGCATGCGGCCGATCGCCGCGTCACATTTATTGGCGCCCGGAGAGGCGTCGGTGGCGGAAAACTGCGACCTGGACGGCGGCGACATTCGCGCCGAGGCGATGCCGTACAAAGTGGCGGACGCGGCGCTAACCGCGCTTGCGACGATCGCCAAATGGGTTGAGACAGCAACCGCGCATTGGCTTGAGTTCGCCACGGACGTTGATGTGCGCAAGGGTCCGGTGCCGGACGACGCATATGAACGGGTATATTTCACTGGATTAAGCGAGCCGCGTTTTTTCGCCAACGACAATGTGAGCGACCCGTTCGACCAGGACGCCGACTACATCAAGCTCGGCGTGCCAGCCCCGGCCGCGGCATTGAGCGCAAGCGGCTACAGCACCGCTACCACGTACAGGGCATACGCATATACTTACGTTAACCGGTACGGAGAGGAAGGGCCGCCCTCCCCACTGATCGAGATCAGCAATTATGGTTCGGGAAACGTGACGTTGACCGGGTTTTCGTCCGCGCCATCCGGACGCGCGATCGACAAAATAAGGGTTTACCGCACCAATTCGAGCGGAGTTGGATTCGCCGAGTTTCAACTGGTGTTTGCAACCGACCTGAAAATATATTCCGCGACCGCGACCTACAATAACGGCGACCTTGTGGTTTACAATGGCAGCCTGTTCAAGTGCGTGCAGAACAACACAACGGGCGTTACACCCGTCGGCAGCGCGACCGAATGGGACGACTGGTACGACTCAATCGCCGATGGCAGTCTGCAGCCGGACGTTATGGTTAGCATGGATTGGGAACCTCCGCCGGACGATCTGACGGCGCTTTGTTCCCTGCCCAACGGGGTCATGGCGGGTTTCGTCGGCAGCACGATTTACATGAGCGAGCCGTCCTACCCGCACGCCTGGCCCCAAGGGACGTATACGGACGATTTTAGGGTGCAGCTACCGCATCCGCTGGTGACGTTAAAGGTGCGGGGATCGAGCTTGGTAGCGCTTACGGCGGGGCCGGCCTATTTCGTTTCCGGCGCGCAGCCCGACCAGATGACCGTGGTGCGCCTCGACGGGACATACCCCTGCGTGAGCAAGCGCAGCGCGGCGGAGACGCCCGATGGGGTATTGTACGCCAGCGCCCCAGGGCTCGTGATCGCCAGCGAGAACGGGTTGAGAAACACGACCGCCGAACTGATGGACGCAGACGATTGGGACGATTTGTATCCAGATTCAATGCACGCGGTTTTTTTCGGCGGCAAATACATCGCCGGGTACAACAGTTCCAGGATCGCAATCATCGACATCGCCAGCGGAATTTACACGCAGGCCGCAATGGCGGCGCACGCCATGCACATTTCGGACGACGACGGGAAGTTGTATGTGGCGGTCAATGAGGAAACCGACCCGGACAATCCTCCGGCGACCGTGCCGATTTATATTTCCGAGTGGCAGGCGCACCCGGTAGCAGCACTCTATTACAATTGGGAAAGCGGCGACATCTTGCTGCCCGCCGCGGTTAACTTCGGCGCGGCGCGCGTCACGGTGGACGAGGAATACGCGGCGGCGGCCGCCGCGCTGGCGGCTGAAGATGCGTCGATAGAGGACTATAACGAGGCGATATTCTCCGCCGGCGGGGTGTCCGGCGGGATCGGCGGCGACGAGTTGAATGTATACGGGCTAAACGGTGATGCGCTGAAATCGCCGAGCGATTTGCAGTATGGAACCACTACAACCTTTAGGTGGCATTGCGATGGGGTGTTGAAATACAGCAAGACGCTATCGGCCAGCGACGGGTTCAGGCTCCCGGGCGGGTTTCGCTCCCGGCGGTTCAAGGCGGGAGTAGACGGGTATGTTCCGGTGCGCAAAATAGAAATAGCGAGCGGGATGGAGGAACTTTACACTGAATGATGGTGTAAAAATGGTTTTAAGTTTTAGGTGTTAAGTTTTAGGTAAAAGCCGAAAAGATCAAAGGCAAAAAAAATGAGAGATGGGGTTGTGACGATACCGGATGTGCCGCAGGATTTGCCTACCGGGCATGGCTGGCTGCTGCGGGCGCTGCGGGAGGCGGTGCAGGTGCTGCAGGGGAACCATACGCGGCGAAATGTGAGCCGCCGAGCGGTGACGTTCCAGGATCTGGTGGACCTCGGGGTGATCACGGCGGACGAGGTGCCGGGGGAGTAGATACAGGTTGCAGGGGTAATGGTTCAGGAAGGAAACATGAGCCGAGAATACCAGATAGTGCCTTACGCGGTGCATGACGGGGTGCCGAGCTTCAGGGATTCGGAAATCGAAGGGTGGTTTGAGCGGTTGAGGTCCGAAGGGTCGGTGCGGTGGCTGTTTTTCGACGGCATGGTGACGGATGCGCGCGAGTTCGTGCGGCTGGTGAAGACCCCTGGGGTTTTTTTCTTCACGGTTTGGGCGGGAAGGGACGAACCGGCAGGCGCTGAAATGGTAGGGGTTTTTTGGATCAGGGATTTTATTGGTAATGCAGCGCACTTGCATCATGCGATATTTAAAAAATTTTGGGGCTCAGAGACCAAGATGATCGGTCGGCATGTACTGGAATACATACTGGCCGCGGACGGCGAAGAAGGGCGCCTGCCGCTGGTGGGTGTTTTGTTGGGCATAACGCCGGTCAACAATATTTCCGCCGTCAAGTTCGCCAAGGCTGTTGGGATGGAGCGCCTCGGGACGGTCCCAGGAATGCTATACGACATTTACGCTAACTGCGCGGTGGACGGGGTTATGTCCTGCATGACGCAGGCGCGGTGTAAAAAAACGGAAACAAAAGAAAAACAAAATCGCGGCGGGGACGCCGCTCCCACGAAGAAGGAGATATAAAAAATGGGCGGTGGAAGGCAGTCGAGCACCACAAACCAGTATCCCACTGACCCGCAAGCCTCGCGGCGAATGGCTGGGGTCGCCGAGCGCCAGCAGCAGATGGCGGAAGAGCAGTGGAGCCTGGCGCGGGAGGTCTATACGCCCTATGAGCGCAAGGTGATGTCGGAGGGCATGCTGGATCTGGAGCGGTCCCGGCCGCTTAAAGACCTCACCAACGAACAGTTGATGTCCGAAATGCGGGCATCGGCGCCGGCAATGGAAGCGTTCTATAAAGAGGCGGCGACTCCGGTTGACGTTGCGCAGCGCGAGGCCGAAGCCGAGGCGGGCGTGGTGTCCGAATACGCCAACGTGCCGGAGAGCGTGCGCCGCGGGTTGTCGCGGACGGGGGTCAATCTTTCCGGCGCGCGGCATCAGAACCTTATGAAAGCGATCGCCATGGACCGCGCCCGGTCCATATCGGGGGCTCGGGCGAGCGCCAGGACCGAGGCGCGCGACGAGACGTTCAGCAAGCTCAAGTCTGCCATGGCTGCGCGATCGGGCATACAGGACACGCCTTACAACACGGCCGCAACCGAGGGCGGCTACACGGTCAAGAGCGCGGCGGACAGAGCACAAGGGCTGTATGGCAACGCCATAAACGCCAACGAGGCGGGCATGCGTCCGATGAACCAAGGCAAATCGAGCGGATGGAGTTTTAGCCTTTAAGCGGAGGGGCGCGGTATGTGGCAAGTATTGGCGGCAATAGCAAAAAGAAAAATCGACCAGCGCATGGCGGAGCATGAAGAATTAAAAACAGAGGCCATGAACACCCCGCCACCAGGCGGCGAAGTCAAATTGAACCGCCAGGACCACCCGATCGGAGCTAAAAGCATCATCGGCGCCATAGCCGGCGGAGCAGCCGGAGCTTCGGGCGGCGCGGCGGCAGAGTCCGGAGCTTCGGGCGCCGCGGCAGAGTCCGGAGCTTCGGGCACCGCAACTGAACTTGGCGGTGGCGGCGGTATATCGCAGCCCGCCGTTGCATCGAGTGCACCCGCAGCTGCTGAAAAGCAAATAGACGTATTCGGCGGTCAGGAATACGGTAAACAGGCGTCCGCATCGGCACAGAAGGCCGATCCGCATATCGGCGAATATATAAAAAACGCCATGCAGAACTACGCCCGCAACAAGATCGGTAAGAAAATCGGCGCGGCGCTCGACGGCGCGGCGGACTTCGCCAATGCGTTCGGAGAGGACAACCAAACCGAAACAGGCCAAAAAATACAATCGGCGGCAGATTGGATGTACGGCGAAGAACGAAAGAAGCGGCAGCGGCGACAAGGGTTATACGCCAACTAGCGGAGGACAGCGGACATGCCCGGACTGTACGAGAACGAGAGATTTTCAGAAGACGATTGGAGAAACGCCACTGCTCCCCCCGCGATGCCAGCGCCGCAGGAGCCGCAACCGCAGCAAGCGCCACAAGCGGCGCAGCCCGCGTCCCCGCAGCAGCAAGCCGCCCCGGAGGCTGACAAGCCAAAGGAGGAAGGCTATGGAGTCATGCACGCGATCGTTGACGCCGTGGCCAGCCGGCTGCGGTTCGGAACCCCGCTTTTGAATGTCGAGCGGTCGCGGCTGGCGCAGGCCGAAGAGTCCCGCCGCGCGGAAGCAACCAAGCTGGCCATGGAGCAGACCAAGGCCGCAATGAAGCGCGAAAACGCTTTCCGCAAAATGGCGCCCACCTTGATAAGTTTGGCAAAGGAAGGCGGAGCCTACCAGAACGACCTCGGGCACTTAGCGGAGGCGATCAACGCCGACGACGACTCGCAGGAGTTCGCCGGCGGCCGGGTGGCAGCGGCACGCACCGGGGCAATTGGTGCCAACGGGCAGGAGCTGTGGGACTGGACGACGACCGACCCAAAGACCGGCAGGACATCCACGATAAAGGTAACGCCGCAGGAGCTGATCGAGCGATCCTACGCAGCCCAAGACCCGACCGCACAGCGCCGGATGCTGGAGATCACCAAGGAGGCCGATTTAAAGGACCGCATCGCGGCCGAGCGGTTTATGAAATACAACAGCGAGGGGCCGCTAACCAAGCTGGCGCACGGGCTGGCACTTTCGCCGGTAGAGAAATACTTGTATCTGCGCGACGAAAACGAGCGCATGCCTACCGGGTCCAAGCTGCACGATTGGCAACTGCTGGAAATGGCGGGGGTCAAGCAGCAGGCGGAGTGGAAGCCGACCGGGACGCTGGTGCCCATGAGCGATGGCACTTACGGCCAAAGGATGTTTAACGAGCGCACCGGAGAAATCAAAACCGACAAGGTGGCGGGGTCCAGTTGGCGGGAAATGAAGCAAAACACCGCCAGCATGGCCGAGAAGTGGATGCCGACCTACTGGCCCAAGCACGACGGGATGGAACCGTATGAGCTGGCGGCGCAGGGGGTGGCGGCGGTCTATCTGAACGGCGAGCAGGACCCCAACAAGCAGCGCGTGATGATGAACAAGGTGCTGTTCGAGTTCCAGGACTGGGTGGAGCGGTCAAAGGGCAAGATCGCAGACAAGTCGGGCGAGCGCGACATCACCCGCGCCGACATGCGCGCCAAGATGGACGAGCTTTTGAAGGCGGCCGGTACGGGCGGCGGAAAGGATGCTGAAGCGCCCGGTACGGAGGAAACGGAAGACGATGCGCTGCGCCGCCGCAACCGGGAGCGCAACGAGCAGCGCGAGCGTGCGGGGCAGGCGGAATACTGGAAATATGTTCGCGGCCAAAACGCCTTGACGCCATCAGCCGGCGGTCAGGCATTGAAGTCGGCCGAGGTGC